CTCTTAACTTCTTCGTTATATTGTTTCTTCTGCTCAGGACTAGGATCAACAATCTTGTGATACTGCTCTTTTAAATCCTTGAGTACGCCGCTTACGTCATTTCCAGTATTTTTTATCTGCTTATACAACTCTACGCCGCGTTTGGCGAGATCGATTGCTGTGGTACAAGCCTTATAAGCCGCAGCAATTGTTACAGGGTCGATCACATCTTATAGACCAAATACTTTAGTCGCAAAAATAGTAAATGCAGAGCCTACCAATCCAGAGGCAGACATCAGCATATAAATAGCACCCTTACTTCTATTGATAACAGCATTAACCTGTGCCATTTCCTGACGCAACAGGTGGATTTCATTGATTAAAGTACGAACGTCAGCCTGTAATGCACCGAATTCTTTAGGATCGACATCAGACATTTTATGCACCTAATAAGCCGCCAAGACCTTCACGCTGCATCAAGGCTCGTACAGCATTTTGATAGTCTTGATTAGTCGCAAGATTGGCAATTTGTTGATTATATTGCGCTACTGCTGAACGATTTAACCTGCCACCTTGACGGTATAAATTAGCAGGTGAAGCATATTGATTTTGCAATGCCTGTAAGTCTGCTTGGAAATTTTTACCCAAACTAACATTAGACGGAGCTACAAATCGGAACGGACTAGACTGAACTAATTGCGTACCACGTTGCTGCTGTTTAGATAGCGAAATAGGACCACTAAACATCGCAGAACCACCCTCAAATGCTGGCTTAGTCTGCTGTACCTCTGTTGTAGTTATAACTGGTGCAGCAGGAACATAACCCGGAGTTTGCTCAGGTTGCGTAGTCGTTACCGTTGTCGCAGGAGCAGCTTGCGGAACGTATCCCGGTGTAGGTGGCACATAACCACCATATTTACCGTAACTCTGGAGCATAGCCGTAGGGAACATTTGAGACATCCCCATAAATTGATTGCTCATTGCAGAAGGCATAAATCTAGCCTGTTGCATTGATTGCTGAGGATATGGCTGCATAGCGTTTGCAGGAGCCTGTCCTTGTTCTTGACCAGCCATTTTTAGCCCCTTATGGCGTTACAGGATAAGTAACATTATAGGGAAACTCCGCTTGTTGTGGAATATCCCGCAAAGCCTGACGATAAGATGCCCAAGCAGCCTTATCTACCGTAGAGTCAGCCAGTTGCGTCCAATCAGACTTAGCCAACAAAGCATTACGCTCGTTACGGATAGCGTCTTTACGTTGCTGGATTTCAGTCTCGGTCAGATCACGAACTACCCATGTCTGCTGCCAACGCTGAGTCTCTTGGTTAAATACTGGCTGACCTTCATCAATAGCCTGATGAGCAGCTATTTCAGGCTGATCTACAGTAATTACTCGAACCATTCCAAATGATGCCAAAGTGTCATCATCTACGTTAGCTGCAAAACTAACATTCTGGTTTACGAATCGTAGGTCAGTAATCGTATAAGGATACTTGGCTACAGCACCGTCTTGTATAAGTGCAAACATGGTTTACTCCATTTGCTTTTTAATAACAGTCAACATTACTTTGGCTTTTTTCTGTTCTAGCTTCTCTGATGCTAATAGGTTACGAAGTTGGTCGGCAAATGCGGATAACTCAGCCCGATCATCAGGAGACATACTTTCTATTTCCGCTAGGGCTAGTGTGTAATTGTCTATGTTGATCTGATAGTGCATCACTTCCTGCTCACGACCATCAAGTGATTTCACCAGAATGTCTTGCCGAGTCATTTTTTCTTCCACAAATCCTCCAAATTAAGCACTGAGTTTTCCAAAATCTATACCATTACCAATATCACTACCTCTAAGGTTAAACAACCTTGATCCAAAACCTGTACTATTTGACCAAGTATAAATGTTTGCTCCATTGAATCCAGAAATAGCAACACCTATAGTATTACCATCTACATTAAAAGCAACATCAAGTCCTGTTGCGCCAGGTAAAGTTGATGGATTTGCATATTTTGTACCAAATCCACTACTAGACCAAGCATAAGCGCTAATAAATGGCGTTGTATTATGAGAAACGCTTAAAACAGTTCCATCAGGACTAAATGCTGCACCTCTACCAGCACCAGTTGGTACTGTGGCTGGATTGGAAAATTTAGTACCAAAACCAGACCCAGACCAAGGATAAGCCGTTACCCAAGGGGTAATATCATGAGCAACTACTATTTCAGTTCCAGCAGGACTAAATTTAACATCATTCCCTGTTCCAGTAGGCAACGTCGCAGGATTAGCAAACTTAGTTCCAAAACCTGTGCTATTTGACCAAGGATAAACGCTAATAAATGGCGTAGTTGCGTGAGCTACTGCTATCGCAGAACTATCATTATTAAAAGCGATTCCATTACCTGTACTTGCTGGTAATGTAGCAGGATCGCTAAATTTAGTGCCAAACCCGGTACTATTTGACCAAGGATACGCTGTTATAAATGGGGTTGTAGCATGAGAAATAGCAATAGCTGTATCGTTATGATTAAACGCTATCCCATTACCTGAACCAGCTGGCAAAGTTGCTGGATCAGAGTATTTTGTTCCATAACCTGTTAATGAAAATGGATAAACATAAATATATGGTGACGTACTTCCAGCTGCGGCTAAAACAGAAGAATTAGAGTTAAAATCAACATCAAAAATAGCGCCAATAGATTTTGAATCAGGATATGCGAATGTGTACGCATTATTTGGAACATAAGTATGTACTGAAAGCCCCGGCGTATTACTTGAACCAAAGGCAATAATTTCTTGTTGTTGTGGCTTACCAACAGTTCCCCACGCAACACAACCAACTGTACTTGTACTTAATGTTAATGGTCTTGGCAAAACAGTACCAAATCCAGAACTTGACCAAGGATAAACATAGTAATTATTCGCTGTTTGTCCACAAACCGCCAAAAATGCACCATCAGGACTAAACTCAACATCTAATACAAATCCTCCTGGTAAAGTAGTTGGGTTAGAGAATTTAGCTCCAAATCCACTACTAGACCATGCGTAGGCACTAACAAATGGTGTCACATCATGACCTAATGCAATCTCTGTACCTAAAGGACTAAAATCTACTGCTCTAGTATCACCACTAGGTAATGTTGTCGGATTAGCGAACTTAGTTCCAAAACCAGATGATGACCAAGGATAAACAGTAATATACGGTGTTCCTGTATGACCTACAGCTAAAGCATTACCAGATGGGCTAAATTTAACTCCATTAGCAGAAGTACCAACAGGTAACGTAGCAGGATTGGCAAACTTAGTTCCGAATCCAGAACTAGACCAAGGATATACAGTTATTAGTGGTGAAGTTCCATGCGCTACTGCAATAGCATCTCCAGACGGGCTAAAAGCAACATCACCAGCATCACCAGTAGGAAGCGTCGCAGGATTACTAAACTTAGTTCCAAAGCCAGAACCAGACCAAGGATAAGCAGTAATTCTTGGGCTTGTGGCATGAGCTACTGCTATGGCATCTCCAGTCGGACTAAATGCTACTCCGTTACTACCCCCCGCTGGCAATGTCGCAGGATCGGAATATTTAGAACCAAATCCAGTATCAGACCAAGGATAAACATGGATATAAGGGGAATTATTAAAGACATAAGCAACATTGCTGCTCAATGGATCAAAAGTCATTGCCAATGGTTGAGATGGAGGCAACGTAGCTGGCTGCGAATAAACACCAGAAAATCTATTGATATTCCAAGAAAATGCAGTAATAGATGGTGAACTAAAATGACCAAATACAATAGTCTTTGGGTCTTTCCCACTACCAGCAGCAGCCATCAATATGTCATGCGCTGCCATTATTTAACATCCTTGCCAAGCACGAAACCTGACCAAGTAGTACCACCATCGTGAGTAAAGAAGCCTAAAACATCCCTGCCACTAGACGTTAGCGTAGGAGCCACACCACCTACCCACTTAGTGCCAGACCACCAAGTAATCGTTGCAGAACCACCATTCGTTAGGTCTAAGATAAAACTAGCAACGCTGCCTGAAGTTGGTACATTAGAAACTGTTAATGTCGTTGATCCGCTAATTGTTCTAGTGAAATAGTTGCCTTTAGCCAAATCAATATCAGACGCAGCTACAGCCTCTCTACGCTCGATAAGTGCGCCACTATTCAGGACTAAGTTACCCTTAGAATCGACTGTGGTACGCAGCGTAGGCGTTACAGATAATGCGCCTGTGGTGTAAGTCTCAATACGCCCCGGCATACTGGTCGTGCTAGGCGTACCGTCAACCCGAACCATGACCTTAGCTGCTTCATCAAAAGCAGTACCGTCAGCACCAGCGAATCGAATCTGACCTAAAGCATCACCAGACTGAACAATCGTATTCGTACCGATAGAAGCACCGCGAGACTTCAGCATACGGAGATCAGCACCGTTAGCACTAGCCTCCCACATAATCTCGGTCAAGCTACCTGCAACGCTCGTACCGTTAAGAATATGGTTAGTCGTTGTAGCACCAGCAATAGTGTAATCAGTCGTAGAGCCTGAGCGAACCTTTGTCGGTATCAGATTGCCAGTATTAGTTAAGTCATCTCCAGAGCTTCCATCTTGGAAATTCTTTAACTGTGCCATCAAGGTACGGATAGCATCGTTAATACCACTAGGCGCACAGCCTTCGTCAATATTAATGCTATTGATGTCTGTGTTTAGTGCTTGGTTCGAGTTGTACTCGCTAATCTTTGTCTTTGGCATGATTCACCTTTATAGCAGTCCTGTTAATGTTCCAATAGCAGCAGCACCGGGAACAGCACCGACAGGACGCTTCTGAGTCCTAAGACGGAGTTCCTGCAAAATAGCTCGTTGTTCAATAGGATCAGACGCAAATAGTCGCTTCTGGAGTTCAGCAGATGTCTCACCGCTAATGCCTTTAGTTCTAGCTGCACCTTGGCGCAATAGTTCCATTGCCGTACCAGCCAATCCACCAGTAGCGTAACTCTGAGCCAATCCAGCAGCCTTACCAGTAGTCTCGCTAGTAGCCAAACGCTCACCGGTCTGAGAACCTCCGATAATGCCTTTAGAAGTCTTAGATTGACGCTCTAAGGCATCTACATACTGAACAAACTGGTTATATTGATCTTTGTCAGTAAAGGCATAACGCATCAAAGACTTTTGCTTGTCACTCTTGAAGATTTGGCGAGTAAAGTCACCGCCTTTGAAGTTTTCCAAACGGCTATTTACGTCAGCCATCATGCCAAGCCGGAAAGCCTCTTTTTCAGATTCATTCATGCCTTTTAGCTTGTTAAATGCCTCTTTGTATTCAAGTTTCTGATAGCCTTGACCTGACTCAAAAGCACTTCTTAAACGCTCGTTATCAGCAAATTCCTTGTTTGCTCTAGCGTAAATAGGATTCTTTTCTTTTATCAGATCATTAAACTCTCTACGGACATTAGAAACATCACGACCGTATCCAGTAACTTTGCCAGTTATAGAATCTGTTTGACCTTCTACGATACGATCCAAGCCAATCTTTATTTGATGCAGCACTTCAGTAGGCACAAACTGAGCATTTCTAATTTGCTCTAAGTCAGGCAATGATTCGCCTCGAACACCAGCACGTTTCACAGCCTCATCATAGGCTTGCTGGAATACAGGACGATCAACATATTTACGGAAATCTCTAGCATCTACAGCTTTGCTATAAGCCTCTGGATATTTAGCACTAGCAGCAGCCTTCTGGTTCTGAGCCAAGAACTCAAGATACTCGTAACCGTTGACGTTTTTACCCAATCCAGCGCGAGTTACCAAACCTTTAACAATATCGTTAGGTTGGTCAATCATTCTGGATTCTAGGAAGCGTAGAGTCGAATCCTTCTTTGATGAAGGAACAACGTAAGCAGAGTACGCTAGGTCTTGTAGGCTCTTGCTAACATCAGCCAATACAGGACGAGGAACATTCAGACGCTCTAGCTCTGATAGAACATTCTGAGCCTCATCAATAGTCAGATTGTCTTTCTTTAGGGCATCAGCAATAAGTTTAGACGCTGCTGTAGGCTGATCTCCTATTCCTGATGCAACTAGAATATTTTTAATTACATTGCCAGCACCACGCAATGCTAGAGGAACTGTAGCCCCTAAAGCTCCACCAATAACACCAGAAGTCGAAGCACCGCCAGTAACGTCAGTTTCAGCAGTACCAGCACCAGTTAGCGCACCTGTAACCAATCCAGTAGCACCACCTCTAGCCGCTTGCTGTGGCAATGTCGTACCAGTAATCGCTTCCTGAACTACTGGAGCAGCCTTACCAAGAAACTTAAACGCAGCAAATGGAGCAGCTAAAGCACCACCAACCTCAGTAGTGCCACCTAGAATCGGATAATCTTGCTTAAATTGAGTCTGCTGCTGACGTAATCTGTCACGCAATGCTTGGTATTGCTCACCGCTAATCTGACCAGTTCTAAGAGCAGCCTCTAGTTCGTCAGCAAAGCCAAACGTAGCACCTTGAGCAACTGATCTAACAGCTTCAGCAGAGCCGATATAAGGAGTTTTCGGCATCATTACTGAAGGCTGTGTAGGAAGCTCTGCTATAGCATCCTTTTCCCATTCATTAGCCATTACCGTTTTCCTTTTACTCTACGGACACCGTTGGAATCGATATAAGTTGCGCCATCAGGAACAGCCCTATAGTCAGCGTCAGTAAATACATAAGGCTCAAACTTAGGAATCTCTAATTTAACTTCAGCTTCACCAACTTTAGCATTAGTTCTGCGTCTATTGATGGCATTTTGATAATCATTTGCTCGTCTTGCATTGATGTCACGCAAACGGATAATTGCTTTTGCTGCATCTTCCTTAGATTCTGCACTCTGCAATTCTTTAGCGGCTCGAACTGCATCACCTTCTGTCTGAGTACCCTTATTTTGACGCAAAGACTCATTAATATATTCAGTTTTCCAGCGTTCAAAGTCATTACGAGCAACAACATCAGGAGCAGTTGAACCAACCACGTTAGCAGCAGCAATTCTGACTTTTTCCTTAACTCCGAATGGGATAGTCCCGCTAATAATGCTGCTTACATAACGGTTTGCATCTTTAGAAAGGTTAATTGCTGACTGACCCAAATCGAAATCTTCTTCTTCAGCTTTTTGCAGTTGAGGAGGAAGCGGCTTAATGTCAACTTTAGGCGCAAAATCAATAGGCTTACCAGTCTGGGCATCAACTACAGGCAATCCCGGACGAGTAGGCAAGAACACTAACCGACCTTGAGCATCTACAGTCGGCTTGTTCTCATACATCGTCTTGCCTTCACCTGCTGGCTTACGAGCAAGAATCTTCCATGATTGTGTAGCCGGGTCATATTGACGAGTCGTTCCATCAGCAAATTCTTTAATCTCTGGAGCTTTTTGCTCTTTTGGAGCAGCAAATACAACATTGCCAGTTGTGGGATCAACAAGATTCCCACCAACAACAACAGGTTTTGGAGCCTCAGATGGTGCTGTAAATATAACTTTGCCCGTTGTGGGATCAACTAAATTACCACCAACTACAACGGGTTTTGCCTCAGCCTGACCAGTATAAATAGGCTGTCCAGTTTCAAGATCAACAATCGTATTGCCGACAACAGCAGTATTTTTCTTTCTTGATCCCGGAGCTTGAAGCAATATTTCTCCTTGTGGGGTAACAAGAGATTGACCTTCACCTAGCGTTATAGGTTTACGCGATGCTGCTTCACGCTCTGCAACGATACGGAAAGCACCAGCAGGATTCGTATCAAACTCATCAGCCAGATCAGGATATTTCAACTTCATAGCCTGAATCCCTGCCATTTGACGCTGCTGCGCCCCAAATTGCTGTTGCTGTATTAAGTTTTGGATTCCTTGCTGATACGTCTGTCCAGCACCACCAAAACCAGCCGCTAGTGCAGAAGTAATATTCTGGAAAGGAGAACGTGGCGCACCACCAGCACCCATACCTTGAGCTAGAGCAGCTACGCCACCTAACAATCCTGCTAAGTTAGCTCGTTTTTGTAGCGCAGCAGATTGTTCAGGACCTAATAAACCTTCATAACCTACTGGAACACCGCCAAAGATGTTAGGAATGTAATCTTCTATTGCCATAGTGTCACCTAAATAAGACTAAGCTGCGGTACACCGAAATTCGATCTTTGCTGTGGCATGGTTGGTATTTGCTTACCAGTCATTAAACCTGATCTAGCTCTCATCTCAGCCAATCGCTGTGCATCCCGTTGAGCATCTTGTTGCATCACGTTTGATGCTAGATTCATCTGGAAAGGGTTTTCTTGTGAAAACTTGGTCGCAGCACTAAGCCTATCCATTAATGTAGGAGCAGCAGTTATCGATGGGATAAGTCCTGTTGATCCACCTGTAGCGGCAAACGTCGGCATCGTAGGCGTAGCAAATATGCCAGCAGCAGGATTAAATGTAGCACCAGCAGTCATTGGAGTAATCGTACTAGCTGCACCAGCAGCCGGCATAGTCGCACCAGTCATTCCAGCAGTAGCAGCAGCATTACCAGCACCTAAAGCCGCACCACCTATGCCACCACCTACAGCACCCAACAGCGCACCTTTAAGCGGATTACCGCCTCTAGCAGCAGATACACCACCACCTAACATCGCTCCTATGAGCATCGGTTCCATGCCACTCATTATTTACCCCCACCAGATGTCGTAGTCGTTTCCAATGGCGCACCATAAAAGACGTTAGCAGCCTGTTGCAATCTTTGTAACGGCAACTCTTGTGCAGCCAATCGACCTTGGATTCCTTGCAGATCATAAGCCTCACGACCCTGACCAACTTGCAATAGCTTCTGAATATCTGCGTAATCTTGAGCAGCCATCCCCGGAGCCATTTGAGCAGCAGCCATTTGATTAGCGATATTCTGCTGATAAATACCTTGTGCGCCACTTAGTGCAGATTGTGTACCTTGCAATGCGGCTAAACGGTTAGCAAATTCCTGCTGACCTGATGTAGTTAGCTGTTGCGCTCCAGCCATACGGTTCATGATGTCCTGCTGAGACATACCGCCAAGTCGGGCTAATGCAGCTTCTTGTAAGCCACGTTCTGTCATGTAGTTTTGGAGATAGGCTTGTTGATTAGCCTCTTGAACAGCCCTAGCAGCAGCGTCAGTAGCCCTACCAATCGCTTGAGCTTCTGCACCAGAACCGTATCGACCAGCTTGTGCAGCCCTACTCTCAATACCTCTTAGACCCTCTTGCAGAGCCTCAGTCGATAGCCGGTTAGATTGAGCTAGTGCGCCTTCTAAATAAGGATTAGCACCTAGATAAGCACCGCCAGCAGTAGTACGCAGTCCGGGCATAGCCTCATTCTGGAAGCCACCACCTCTCAAAGAGGTATAAAACGCAGCAGATGGGTCGGTATAAGCCTGACCATACATCTGATTGTATCTACCTATTGCTTCCTGATAGCCAGCCTCGTAAGGGCTTCTATCGCTCATCATCCTCATCGTTACGTCTTGAGCCTGACGAACCAATGGAGAGCCAGCTAAAGCCCTGCGTTCAGCCATTGCCATAGCTTGCTGAGTTGCTGACGATGGACCAACTGCCAGAGTTTCAGGAACTTCCGGCATTGCTTGATATTTCTTTTTTGCTTCTTCTAGTGCGAACGTAATAAATGGCTTAAATTCTTCACTTATTTTTGTTTCGCTTGACTGTCCACCGCCACCCATATCACACCTCGCAAATCCATTTTCTAGGACGGAATCCGTAATGACTCGCCCTACGTTGCCAACCCTGACGATGACTGGAAAAGGTTAAGTATTTGACATCAGAATTCTGTGCCATATTCTTAATGAATTGTAAACCCTTTTCAACCACTTGATAATCATTTTCTAGCGTCCAAGCAGCCCAAATATGCAATTCATGACCTAGTGGCTGCAATACAAAGAACCCTGCAAAATGCTTGTTTTCTAACGCTACCCACAGCATCGATTTCTGGTTAAACAGATCGACGTAAACATCCTCAACTATCCAAGGCTCAGGACTTTTTAGCTTAATCTCATCTAACCCCGGCTTTATCGTTGCCCACCAATTTCGTATCTCCTGCTGCGGTACAAAGTTAAATTCTGTCATCCGACTATGATGTATCCGTAAGTTTTGTTTGCCGTATTATTTGCCCAATGTGTAACTGTAGCAGAGCCTTGTTGCCTATCCGAAACATATAAATTAGATGTTGCAGCAGGAGCAACATAATTCATTGTTGCTATAAGTGAAGCCGTACTTGGTCTGGTTGGGCTGGTTTGTGTCGGATAGAACTGTAAACTAATTGCTGCGTTAGTTGCTGACCAGTAAAGTTCGATGTAATCATTTTTTTGTAACTCAATAAAATAATTCCAACCGACAATAGCGTGACCATCAACACCGCCATGACTATTAGGAACAGAAATAAATCCCGTCGAACCACCAACATCTGACCCATTCTTTCTTAGCCAAACGCTAACATCATGCAATTGAGTATCTGTATTCTGAAATTGACCAGACCATTGCAAATTATAAATACCATAATCCCTAACATTGATTCTTGAACTATTGCTAATGTACACGCCATTAGAATAATCAGTTGTATCAAGTGTCATTGCTGTGGCTGTGTTAGCCGTAATAGTTTGATCTACAACGCTTTGAAACGCTCCATAAGGAGCAGAATCAGTCTCAGCAGCGTCAGATACCGGAACAAAGAAAATCAGGCTGTCATAGCCTATACGCTCGTCGTATAAGGTTGTTGTAGTGGCATTGCCAGTCGCTAAAGTCAGCGTTCCTGTGTTATTCGTCTTGCCATCCATAATGCCGCGCACAACCTCGGCAACAGCACGTTCGTCACCACCAAACGGAGGAAGGGAACGAAACTGTGTCATCTCGCACCCTGACGAACAACATCAATCTCAACACCAACAGCCGTTTTCCAATCTGCGCCAGTCGGTATAGTTTCAACCCGGATATATCTACCAGCACGACGAATTGAACAGCGACCTTCAGCGTCAGCAGCTATTGGATCAGTAAATGTAATATCGTCAGCCAATAAATTCCTAGCAGCAACAGCTACATTACCGCTACCCTTGTCAACAATAGGTCTTGCCAATGTGATAACAGACCTACCTATATCAACATCGCCAGTCACAATCGATGCAGTCTTGTTCGTTCCTGAGAATGTGACAACTCTGCCACCAGAAACGCCTGAAAATATCGGGCTACCACCTGCCCATTGACGATCATCTAGCGAAACTGTTAGCGCATCAATAGAAATGCTGTAATTGTCCAACGCTTCTAGCGTAACTGACGGAGTAATCGTTACAGCAATCGATTTAACGCTAGTAAACGCATAAGACCAACGATTTAGCGGCACACTATAGAACAACAGCATATTCCCACCAGCCTGTGATGGGAAACACCAGATAATTAGCTCTCGAATCGGGTCAACTGTTGATGACATTTGGTCAATATCATTCACCAGAGCATTTTCAAAGAACCATTTGTTAATTTTTTGAGTGCTAATTGACTCTACCGACTGACCATTGCAAACATAGAAACCATCATTCGCTAGGAAATAGGTCATGTTCTTATACTGCGCCACACTACCCGCAGATAAGCAGCCTTGTGACCTGGAAATAGCGTCAAATTGGAAAAATAACGGACTGCCAACATAGCTCATCCGGTAAATTGCGCTTTCCAACAGCACAATCCCGAACTCACCTCCAGTAATCCCCATAATATCGCCACCATCAGGGATAACCTGCGTATCAGCCTGTGATGTCGCTGCTGGAGTCCAGTCTGTCGGGTCGTTAATGTCACACCAATACAGCTTATTCTCAAAATTAGCTGCATTTCCAGCAACTACAAAGTCTCTAACCACAGCAACATACTTAGCTGTAGGCGCATCAGCCGACAAATCAGCAAAAGCAGAACTAATATTTAACGTGAAAGACTGCAATTTCTCTTTGCCATTAGCCAAAATCATACGAGAACCAAATTGCGTCACATCCCATGATTCTGTTGCCGTATATCCAGTCGTATTGATAGGGTCTAAAGCAATGGTAGTACCGTTGTACTTGTAGATTTTCTGTGCGCTAACAGCAAATAACGTAGAAACACTAGCAAACTTACCTGCAAATGTTGTTAAAAGTGTGTCAGAAACCGCAGAACTTAGGTTTGCCTCGTTATGAACAGCTTCATAACCGTTAGCAACAGGGATACAGTTCTCTGCTTGCGTTAATGCGCCAGTAACTCCCGGCTGATCTGGCAACCACTCACCGAATGTAATCTTTGTTTTTTCCATTTATTGCCTCAACCAACCATCTGATGCTGCTGTTTGATTAGTCCATCCCGGTGTAATAGGAGTCTGGTCAGTCCAATTCGGTGAAGTTTCAGAAACTTTAGTCCAAGAATCTGTCTGATCGCTGACTGTCTGCCATGTTGAGCTTTGGCTCGTACTATCACCCCATTCAGAACCAATAATAGAACCAGAAGCAGCAATAATTGCCATTGCATTGATAGACGCTGCCTGACTGTAAATAACGCCACCTAACGCTGTTACAGTCGCTTCACAAAGTATTTCCGCATTGCCAGAGTATGAGACACCACCAAGTGCCGTAACTGTAGCCTCGCCATCAATACTTGCGCCACTTTGACGAATTCTTACTGAATCAGCACTAACTGTTGCCGACGCTGAAATCTGACCTGCACCAGACCTAAGACGTAACGCAAAACAATCAACAACAGCAGAGCCAGAAATACTTGCATTGCCGCTATAAACAGCCGATCCAAGGCAACTAACAGTAGCATTACCAGTTATAGCAGCCGATCCAGACGCTAATTTCCCGCCAATCGCCGAAACTGTTGCCGTAGCTACAATGCTTCCAGCACCGCTAATAATTTTTATTGCATCGCAAGAAACACTAGCACTCGCAGATACAGAGCCACTTGCTAGGATAACTAACGCACCATTAGCCGTAACTGTCGCAGTACCAGTAATAGCTGCTGTGGCGGTCTTTATTATTGAACCAACACAGGAAACTGTAGCTAACCCACTTACAGAAGCATCACCGTATAGAACACAGACGTTAGGATCAGTCCAAACCGTACTGTCCAAAGAAAACGCCAGAGCATCAATAGACGTATTAAATAGGTCTAGTTGCTCCAGCGTAAAAGGACCACATACGGATGCTGGCATGGTTTAAGTCAGAGTTACAGACAATGAACCGATTGCAATTTTGAAAATGTCACCGTTATCTATTGTCTTACTAACATCTAAGGCTGTGTGATACAGCAGATTACCGCTAGTAGAAGCATCCAAAATACCAATGTGCGTCACAGTTCCCCATGATGCTGTAGCTTGGGCAAATTCAACTGCTGCACTATTCGTAGATACGCCATTGCTAGGCGCACCAAACGTCACAGCAACTCTAGCGTAAGAACCGCCAGATACCTCTGTGCCAGTACCAGCGTCAGTAGGGTCAGTAGTAAATAACCCAACATAAACTGTTGATGGGCTTGTATAAGTTGTATTCCGTAGAGTCGCATTAATCAGAGCGTTCTCTAGGTAGTTTGACATCTCTGCCATGATTTACCTCACGTTATAAGACATTGACATAGGTTGACCGCTATATTCCCCTGCTTGGTCAGACGTAGAAATACCGTTAACCGAACGATCATAGAGGCTTGCCCATACCTGAATCCGGCTATCGTTCATCAGATAAGGCTCTGCTTCAGCTAATGCACCATATAGCAAAGCATCAGGACAGTTCGCTAGGAATACGTTACTGGCATTGCTGTCACTCAGCAGCGGAGGCTTTGCGTAATACAGCATTTGAACCGTATAAGCCGTATCAGGAACCGGAGCCAACTGAATGTCTGAACCAAGGATTGTGTAATCAACTGGTCTGCCAGACTCAGTAACGCGAGCAGTTTCGTAAAAGGAATTAGGAGCCTTGTAACGCAACGTAAACACCGGATTAGTTTCTAGGTGAATGTCACGCATCTCTAAAAAGTCAGAAGGCAACCCGATCTTAGAGTTGCCCCCTGTAGTCGTTGTCGTAGCAACAACCAGCATTTGACGAATTCTCAACTCTCTGCGGAGTCGTTCTTCAGAAAGCCTAATAAAGTCTGGAATAACTGATGACAGGTCACTACGAGCTAGATAGTTCGCTATCGTAGTCTTTAAGTCGCTGTAGCTGGTAAATGCCATGTTATTCCTCTAACTGCTCAAAATCTTTCCATCCGTACTCATAAGTTCCTATGTGTCGGATGTGCATTGATAGCTCATGGTCTACATACGTCTGAAAGCCCTCAGAACCAGCCTTGACGCAAAAATAGACATCCTCACCACAGACACCACTAGCACCCCATCCAGCATCAAACCAAGGTCTGCCAGTCTTTTCAAATACCTCTCGACGGATCATCACAGCACCAAATCCAACCGCTGTAACCGCCTCAATTCCTTCCTTACCGCGAGAATCAATGTTCGACCATTCATGAACGAGAGTTTCCCCATCCATGTACTTACGCAACATCTTCGCAGTCGGTGTTACTGGTTTACGTCTAGTCGTTGCATTGACACCAACTATCGGCACTTCACGACTTAGCAT